GTCTTTGTCCGCCTACTTGTTGAGTCTGAGTTTCGTTGGGCTTAGACATCTCTACGGGGATGCCGCCCTTCTTTAAACCATCCTTATTTAAAAATTTAGAATGGTCAATGTTTTTCTTTTCCATTTTAGCTCCTTTTCTTGTCTTTTGACAGTCCCGCCTCACTCAAGGCAATCGCAATTGCTTGTTTTTGTGAAGTAACTTTTTTCTTAGATTTACCAATAGGAAGTTTTCCTTTTTTAAACTCCCTCATGACCTTTGCAACTTTGCGTTGTTTTTCTTTTTTAGTTTTTCCCATACCTAATTACTCATTATTTTCATATTTTGAACGCCCATTTTAGCAAGAGATATCCCTGCGCGCAACTGTGCATGTTCATCTTCTTGTTCTAGCTTTTCATCTTTGTACATTTGGTCTTGTAAGAGCTTTGCACGGTCAATTTCTAGCTTTTCTTCGGCCTCTTTGCCATTTCGTTCATTTTCACGGGCACGAAGGTCTAATTCTTGGCGTTTTAGCTTGGTTAATGGGTCATCATTGACGTCAGAGAAGATACTATTCTCTTCTTCCATGTAATCTTTGGTCATTTCTGCAATTAATTTAGCTTTTCGAGACTCAATCATCACCATCAAGTTCTCAATTTGTGGTCCAAGCTGTGGATTTTGCTGTAATTGGGCCTGCATTTGTTGCATTTGCACCATTTCTTGAGCAAATTCAAGCTGAATTTGTTCTTGAGCCATCAAAGTGATGTGTTCTAAAATATTTTTCTGCAAAGAAGCTGCAATTTGAGGGTTATTTTTTACCATCACTGTTCCCATAAAGTTTAAATGCGCATCAATATGAGCTTTATGGTCTTGTTTGGGGAACGCTTGAAACGGTTTAGCGGTCATCGCTTGAATATGTTCCATACTCGGATCCATCGGTTGTGGTTGTTGAGGGGGAGGAAGAATTAAATCGACATTTTTCACTCCAATCGCTTCATACATACTACGATAGGCTTGATACAAATTGTGAATTTGAGGATTAGTTTGAGCTAATTGTAATTGTGTTTGAGCTAAACTAATACGTTGCGCTTGAGAAAAAATATTCGGATCGGCAATCGGTAAAATATCAATACGCTGATCAAAGTCTTGTTGCTTGATGACTCGCTGTCCTCCGACGACGTCATAAGGATATTCAGGAGGTAAATACAAACTGAACACTCGGGCCAACATTTTAAATTCGTTTTTCAAAGAAACATAGAGCCTCTTATGAATGGATGACATCACACGAGAACCACGCTCTAATAAAGCAATGGTGGTTCCCACTGCTGCGCCTTGATTACCATCCCCGACTTGCATATCCGCAATCGATGCAAAGCGTTGTCCGGCTTGCACCACAATACCCATTAATTGTAAAAGGGTAGCGGAAGGTTCTTTAAAGGGTAAAGGTAAAAAAGCTTCTCGTAAATTTCCATTCGGAGCATCGACATCACGAAACTCACCCGGAGTTAACGATTGAGCATCATCACGAATACGCAGCCCTCTGACCTTAAATCCAGAGGGAAGATTAGATAATGTTCCAGCGTCTAGTAATTGGCGGAGAGCTGCCGTAGCGGTTCTAGACAAACCGCCAATCATATGAATTAATCCAAAACCATAAAATCCCAATCCTGGCAAAAACTTGAAATGCGTAAAGTAATCAATTCTTGCTTTCTTCATATCTTCGGGATCGTAGTTTCGTTTAATCGATAAGACTTGTCGACTTCCTTCTTCAATCGTGACAATGTAAGGAAGTTTGATTCCTGTGGGCTCACCAGTCTCGCCACTCATATCCTCGAATCCTTCAAGGTCTAAGTCGACGTGACATTCCAATAAGGTATACATATCCGGATCTTTTTCCGTTTTGCGAATACCTTCTAGCTCTCGTTCTTTTTGAGCAATTTCGTCATCTTCACTGTAAGGGTCTCCTAAATCGATATCTCGATAGAAGCCACTCACTTGTTGTTTTCGTAAATCGTTTTTTGAAATATGGACTTTGTGAATAATCGCGTCCGCATCGTCAAGCGATGTTGCTGAGTACGGCACTAGCAAATCGTCAGCCGGTACAAATTTAGAAACGGCTCGATTTAAAATCGAATCGTAATACACTTTTTTAAAAGTGGAACCGGACAAGGGAAGATAAAAAAGCATTTGATCAAATTCGGGTTCATACTCTTTCATCTCTTGCATGAGCTGATAGTTCATGAATTCTTTCACGCGCTCGGCTTGTTGTTCTTTTTGAGGAGACGGTGCGCCTACTTGTTGAGTACGCACCGGTCCGTTGGCGGGTAATAACTCTTTGTATGCTTGCGCTTGAAACTGGGTAACGGCTTCGGCTAATACCGGATGCGTTGCTCCGGATGCGCCTTGAAAAGGTTCGGTTCGGTCTTCGTATTTAAATCCTAATAAATCTAATCCTTTGGTATAGGTTTGTTCCCAATCCTGTCTCGACATTTTGTAATCGAGATATAAATCTTTTAACTCACTGCCAATCTCATCTAAATACGCTTCATCTAAAAATTCCGCTAAATTGGCAAAGTGCTCTTGTCCGCCTTCCATGGAAATGGTTTCGGGATCGAAAGAAATTTCGACGCCTCCATCTTCGGTCTCTTCCATCCGAGGAGCGACTTGATCGAGTTGTTGTTCTTTTTCTAATTCTTTGGTAACCGCCTGCTCTAGTTCATCACCAGATATCTGCAAGACTGTTTCTTCTTGTACCTCATTGGGTAAGGATTTATCTATTTCCGCCATTTGATTATTCTACTTGTTTTTAAATAAAGAAGCAACACCCTGGGACATCGGTCCGCGTTCCGGGGGTATCGTTGTGGTTAAATTCATTAAGCCCCCTTGAGCAGCATAACGTCGCACAATACCCTCGGTTCGCGTTGGATCAAATCCAGCGAGCTGAGCATATCGTTGTAAAAGTTTTTGATAGTCGGTTAATTCCGGTTCGGTATCGGGTGTAGTATCCGGTGTAGTATCGGGTGTGGTATCACCACCGCCTCCTCCACCACCACCTTGGCCTTGACCGGAAAAATCAATAACTTTAGGAACATCTCCTGTTTCTGCAACAGGGGTTGTTGTTAATTCTTCAATGTTAATAGGTTGAGGAACTAAAGATTGAAACTCTTCTTCCTCTTCTTCTCCAGGTATTATTAAATCTTTAAGAATATTTAAAGCTATAGAACCAGGCATCATAACTTTTGCAAAGCCTTCGGCCATTCCCGGTGTTCGAACCATTTGAGGAACATTACTTGTAGGGTCTGTGTATTGTATACTATCATAACCGGTAAAGGCTCTGGCAATATCTCCACCGACTTGTCCGAGTGTCGGAGCGGTTGCAGTCACGCCCGGTAATTGTTTAGATAAAATAGTTTCACCTTTTTCATTTTTTAATCCTGTTCCCACAAAACCAATTCGCTCGACGCCATCCGGACCAATGAACGGTGTTGCGCCGGCCGCTAACCCTTCGGCAATGGTTGACATATTCTCGGCATACTTTTCTTTGTCCGCGGGCCGTTGATATTTCGAGCCGACTTCACCAAAAGTTTGACCTAACGATTGAAATGTCTCAGGTCGACTATCTCCAAAAATTTTATTAATTTGTTTGTTGGCTTCAATAATGGTATTGGCTTGCGCTTCGGGTATTCCGGTGAGTCCCGTGTTACCCGCCATCGCCATGGACTGAGCGGCGCTTATGGGTTGATTCATCAACTCACTTACACTTATTGAAGGTGTTGTTGCTACTCCCATTCCAGGGAAGGAACTATCTAATCCAGAAGGACCTACAACAGCTGTAGGAACTTCTGTGACTGTAGGAACTTCTGTGACTGTAGGAACAAAATCAGTTGCTGAAGCAGTTGCTCCTTTTAATAAATCTGAAAATGAAATTTCTTCGACAGGCTCTGCTGCTTTTGCAATATCAACTAAACTAATAGGAGCTGGAGCTGCCACTACACTAGGTGGTCCCGCAGGTCCTTTGGATGTCGGTGCTGATGGAGGTTTAGGTGCCGTAGTTGCTTTCGGAGGAGTTGTTGCTAGTAATTTATCTAGCTCTTTTCCAATCTCCGCTGCGGTTTTGGGTTTACTCCCTCCGCCACCACCACCTGTCTTAGGGGTAGTTGCTTGTTTAAGATTACTACTTCCTTTAACAGCTTTAAAGCCGCCACTCGTTCCTGGCTTCGTTGTGCCGGTTGTGGTTTTTTTACCACCTCCGCCGCCGCCACCGCCGCCGGATCCGCCTCCTGATGATTTACTACCCATTAGTAATATGTTCTCCGTCTACGTGGTAAGGGTTCATCTTGTTGATCTTCGGGATGTTCAATAAACCCTCCTTGTCTAAATCTCATGACTGCTTGAGTCATACTATCAACCAAATCGTCATGGTCGCCATACGGAAATGCTGCGCATTCCTCAATTACTTCTTCCGTAAACTTATCGTCTGTTGCCCATATTTGCCCTGACTCAAATAGAGGTGCCACGGCATTCACGCGAGCGTGTTTGTCATTTCCACGACTCGGTGTAAAATTTATAACAGGAATACCGGCACGGCGCAATTCAAAAGTCAGCGGCATCCCACTGGCTTTGCCCTCAATAATCACACTTTCCGGTTTCCAATATTGATATTGCTCAAAGGCCACTCTCTTCAATTCCGGGAACTCAAATCGATCTTTGACGACATCCAGCAAGATTAAATTCGGTCCGCTGTCCTCGGACGGATAAAAAACGCCCCACGTGGTAATAGCAGAATAATCCGCTGTTTCTTTTTTCAAAAAGGCCGTATCGTAACTTTGAATGACATGATGCAATGGCGGTAATCCTTTGTCCCAGATCCTCCACCATTCGCGTTTGATAATGGAACCTTCTTCGGCGGTGGGGTTTTGCTGATACTGTGCATTCCATTTACCAATCGCCACCGATGCTTTGACCGCTTCTAATTCTTCTAATTTCCAATACTCCGGCCACAAAGGTTTATTGGAAGGTAGGATCGCCGGAAACTCAATCACTTCCCATTGATCGGCTTTGGCTTCCTTTTGCGCATTAATGAGTCGCCCGGTTAAATCTTTCGTATTCCATCTCGTCATCACCACAATAATAATTCC